CTGCCGGCGTGAACCGCGACGACTTCTGGCCCCTCGTCGAACTGTCGCCCGATGGTGACTACGAGTTCAAGGGCGACTCGTGGAGCGAGATGTCGTTCACGGGTGAAGTCCTCAAGAAGGAGGGCTTTGAGAAGCACTACGTTGACGGGCGGCCTGTCGTCGCCTAAGGTCAACACGACCAAGCCGAGAGACAGAGGGCGGCTCCTGCGGGGGTCGCCCTTTTCTTATTCTAGGAGTCGATGAATGGCAGCGAATTTTAGTATCCCCCGCGAAACGATTACCGTGGGGAGCGACGGTGGATACTTCACCGTCCGAGGCATGAACTCTGAGGACATCACGTTCCTCACGCTCACGTACCTCGACGACATCAAGCTCGCGGTCGCGCGGCAGTCGAAGAAGCTCCTGAACGTGGGCGACACGAACGGAGCCGTGGCCGAGTTGGTCAAGGACCTCGCTAAGGACTTCCCGATGCTGTGCGTGGAAATCATTTCGCGTTGCGCGGATGCCACCACCGCCGAGGATGTCGAGAACTTCCGTATGCTCTCGTTCGTCAAGCAATTCGAGGCGCTGCAGAAGATCATCATCCTTTCGACCTCTGACGGGGGGATCGAAATAAAAAACCTCGTGGGGGTCGTCGCAAGCGCACTGGAGGCCAACGGTCTCAGCGTCGGCCCCCTGATGACCAAGTTGAAGAATACTATCGAAGCGTCCGGGAATCTGTAACCTACTTGAAGGCGAACGGGCACCCGGAGGCGCAACTGTATCCTCTGGGCAAGCTCGCCAACGAAGAGTTGCTGCTCAGCCGGGTAAAGAAACGGGAAGCCGCTCTACGAGTAGCGATTGACCAGACGGTAGGATCGGCAGTATTCAACGGCAGCAAGAAAGCGGTGCGAGCCCTTAACAAGCTGATCGAATCACTTGAGGACGGATAATGGGTACGAACCGGCGCGACATTGAACTACTGATCTCCGCCAAGGAGACCACGGGCCGTTCGTTCGGGCAGGTCGTCAGCAACATCACGGCACTCAATGCCAAGATCGCCGAGCAGGTCGCTGCTGCCGAGCGAGGCGAGGGCAGCCTTCGAGACCTCCGGGAATCGCAGGAAGCCCTCGCTCAGGCGGGTCGGGACCTCGCCGGGGTTCAGAGCCAGATCGACGCTTACAACAAGCTCGTGGGTTCGTCGGAAAAGGTCCAGACGCAGTTCGATCAGGCCAAGGCTAAGCTCGAAGCCCTGAACGTCACGCTCAGCAAGGCGGAGAAGCTGACCGAGGCGCAGGAAGCCAAGCTCCAGCGTTACGAGAACGCCGTTAGCAAGACTAGCGCGGCCCTCGAAAAGAACAAGACCGACATCGCTGCGCAGGCCGCCGCTCTCCAGAGCGCGGGCGTCGATACCGAGCAGCTTGCGACCGCGCAGACGGAACTCGTTAACAGCGCGCGCGGCGTGGGTGCCGGGCTGACGCAGGTCCGTTCGGGCATCGACAACTTCGGCGAGGCCGTGCGGCTGGCGCGCGAGAAGCAGGCGAACGCCGACCGGCAGGCTGCTGCCGCTGAGAAGGAACTGGCAGACGCCCAGCGCTTGCAGGCAGCCGAGGGTGCTGCTGCGCTCCGGATCGCCGCCGAGCAGCAGGCCGAGCGCACCCGGCAACTGGCAGCCAACGAGGCAGCCCTGCAGTCCTCGCGCGCGTTCGCCCAGCGTATCGACGAGGCCAAGCGGCTAGGTGACGCCAGCCGGTTCGTGCAGTTGTTCGCCGAGTCGGTAAATCAGGTCTCGGTCGCGGACGCCAAGCTCTCCGCCCTGTCGGGTTTCCGGGCGGTCGGGCAGCAGGCTGTCGAGGCGTCCAACGATCTCTCGCGCTTCGTCACCTCGGGCCAGTCGTTCGCGGTTTCCAGTTCCGCCGTGGCCGATGGGCTCCGGGCTATGATCGATCCGGGTGCGCAGGCGCTCCGGACTCTGAACGGTGTCGAGCAGGCGATCCGGGAGGCGGACGCCGCTGCCGGCGCAGGCGTCAAGAACGTGTCGATCCTCAACACCGCGTACAACAATCTCTCGGAAGCCTCTGCCGCGTTGCTGCGTACGGGCGGGCTGGTAGACGCCTTCCGGGATCAGGAGACCTCTGTCGCGGCAGCACGGCAGGAGTTCGCGCAAGCGCAGGCCGACGTGCAGCGGTACGGTACGGCCATGGCGCAGGCCGCCGTTCCGACCGAGCAAATGGTTTCCGAACTGGCGCAGGCGGAGGCCCGGCTGGAGACGACCGGTCGCGCGCTGGCGGAAGAAGAGACCCGGCTGGGCGCGCTGTCCCGTAGCTTGCGTGAAGCCGGCGTAGACACCGCCAACCTCGTCGCCGAGCAGGCCCGGCTTGAGGCTGCCGCCAGCACGGCAGGCGCAGCCATGGCGCGGGTGGAAACGGCTACCGGACGCAACGGAGCCCGGACCAACGGGTTGTTCGGTCTCAAGCCGCAGGACCTCACGAACGTCGGCTACCAGATCAACGATATCGTGGTGTCGCTGACTTCGGGCCAGAAGCCGCTCACGGTGTTCGTGCAGCAGGGCGCGCAGCTTGCCCAGATTCCGGGCTTCCTGTCGGCTATCGCTAACGTCCTGCTCCGGTGGTTCCCGGCTATCGCAGTGCTCACGGCGGCGGGTGCCGCGATCGTGGAACTCGTTGGCGACGCGCAGCGGCTCAAGCAAGCATCGCAGGACCTCGCTACCAACCCGCTCGGCGCGAACATCGACGTGCAGAAGTTCGCCGATGCGCAAGAGAAGCTGGAGGGCCTTGGCGCGTCTGCAGAGGACGCCCGCACCGCGACGTTGGCGCTGGTAAACGAGGGCTTCGACACCGCTGGGGTCGAGAAGTACAGCGTCGCCGCCCAGCAGTTGTCCGAACGTCTCGGCGTCGATCTCGTGGACGCGACGCAGATGCTCGTGGACATCCAGAAGGGCGGGATCGAAACGGTTTACGATCTCGCCGAGAAGACGGGCGACCTGACGACCGCCGACCTGAATCACGCCGAAGCGCTGTTCGAGGCGGGTAAGGCTGCCGAGGCACGCCAGTTCATCCTCGATCGCGTGGCCGAGCGTAACCAGCAGATTGCCGACTCTACCCGGTCCGACTGGACTCCGGCGATCGACAACCTCAAGTCCGCGTGGAGCGGCTTTACCGACTTCCTCGCGCGCGTGTTCCAGCCGCTCATTCGCGACATCTCGAAGGACATCGATAATCTTGCGGTCGGCCTCGCCTATGTGACGGGCCTGATCGCCGGAAAGGGTTTCGCGGGCGCAGAGAAGGACGCGTACGCGGTACTGGAGAACCGGAAGAAGAAGGCAGCCGGCGGCGGGGGCCAGCGGGGCGAGAGCCCCCAGCAGATTCGCGACCGCGAGTACAAGGCGCAACTCGACGAGCAGTATAACGTCTCGCGCAAGATGACGAACGAGCAGCGGCTCCAGCTTGCTGCCCAGAAGGCTCGTTCGGCAGCGCAGAAGGCGGGCGTGTCTGACTCGGTGGCAGAGCTTGCCGCGACCAAGGCGCGCGGTGCCGAGCAGGCCAAGATCGACAAGGAGGGCGAGGCCGCAGGCAAGCGGGCCGCCAGCGCCCGGAGCAAGGCAGCACGCGAGGCAGAGGCCGCCGACCGGAAGCGGGATCAGGCTCAGCAGCAGCTTGAGCAGCGGTTGCGCCAGCTTAACCGGGCGGCCTTCTCCGGTGAATCGGCTTCGCTCGAAGAGCGGCTGGACGCGATCAACGAGAAGTACGAGACGATCTACGACTCGATCAAGAAGGCGCGCAGCCTTGGCTTGACGACCTCGAAGGACGGCACCTCGCTGGACGAGATCGAGAGGCAGGTCGAAGCCACCAAGGACCGCCTCAAGGCCGAGGAGTCGATCAAGTTCTATCAGGATCAGGCGGCCAGTCTTGCGAAACAGCGTGACGCCGAGATCAAGAACATCACGGACGCCCAGACCCGTGGGGCCCTCTCCACCGAGAAAGCGATCTCGGATGCTGCGCGCATCAATTCCACCCTCTCGCCGCAGATCGTGGCGGCAGCCCGGTCGGCGCTGGAAATCGCTTCGCAGCTTGCCGGTACCAACCCCTCGCCGCAGATGGTGGCGTGGATCGCGCAGCTTGAGAACCTGATCGACAACGAGCCGACCAACGGCATCGTGGCGAAGGTGGCTGCCGATGGCCTTGACCTCGCCGAGGACAAGCTGAACGACCTGCTCAAGCAACGGGACACCTTGGTCAAGGCGTACCAGACGCTCGGCGAGATGGGCGTCAAGTCCTCTACCGAAGTCCGGGAGGCCATGAAGAACGCGTTTGCGGGCGCGGCAGGGGACATCCAGCCGGCGCTCGACGCCTTGCGTGCGTCCGTGGAAGCCTTGCACCAGCAGCGCGACGCCCTGACCGGCATGCCGTTGCTGACCGACACCGCGTACAACGCATGGCTGTTGAAGATTCAACAGGTACAGGCCGGGCTCCAGCAGACCGAGACCTACCTCTCGCCGCTTGAGACGCAGACGTTCCAGAGCATCGCCAACGCGGGTGCCAAGGCGTTCGACACCCTGACCTCGCACATGGCGAACTTCATTGCCGGCGGCGAGAGCCTTGGCGACGTGTTCGAGGCGGTGGGCCGGAGCATCCTGCAGTCGATGGCGGACCTCGCGAATATGATCGCGCAGGTCATCATCAAGTACCTTATCCTCCGGGCGCTGGAGACGGCGGCGGGCCTGCCTCCCGGTACCTTGGTCCGGCTGGCGGCTGGCAACAGCGGCGGCGGTCAAGGCGGCGGTGGCAACAGCATCCTCGGGAGCTTCTTTGGCCTGTTCCACAACGGCGGCGTGGCCGGGCAGAAGGGTGGTACGAAGCGCCGGGACAACGCGGCGAACTGGGCCGGCGCGCCGAAGTTCCATGGCGGCGGCATGGCAGGACTCAAGCCGGACGAGTACCGGGCTGTCCTGCGTCGCGGCGAGGAAATCTTGACTGACGACAACCCGCGCCACATCGGCAACATCGGAAACGGTTTCGGTGAAGGCGGGGGTGGCGGTAGCGCCCCGCCGATCAAGCAAGTGCTGCTCCTTGACCCCGACCTCGTTCCTCAGGCAATGCAGAGTCGCGGCGGGCAGAAGAGCGTTCTGACGGTGATCCGCCAGAACAAGGAAACCATCAAGCAGATGCTCGGATAATGGCTGACATTGATCTCCCGGTCTTCTCGTTCCGGCACAATTTCGAGGAACCCATTTCCGAGCGGCTGTCCTTCCTGACGGACATCCTGCGATCGGTCGAGGGGGTCGAGCAGCGTCGATCGCTGCGCCAGACGCCCCGGAGGACCTTCGAGGGCGATTTCCTTCTGGTAGGGCCTGAACGGACGTTCTGGGCCAACTTCATGGATCAACTGGGCAGCAAGGAGGTCATGATCCCCTTGTACTGGGAGGTCGTGGCGCTGCCGAGCGCGTTGACTGGGCTCAACCTGTCCCGGATCAACTTCGACACTACCAACCGCGAGTGGCCGTATTTCGCCGGAGGGCTCGCCATGCTGATGGGCGAGTCGGCGCTCGATTACGAGGTCGTTCGGATTCAAACGGTAGACGCGACTGGCATCTCGCTCGCCGCGCCGGCCCTGCGTACGTGGAAGCGCGGGACCAAGATGTACCCGCTCCGCCGGGGCACCATTGAATCCGTGTCGGACCTGTCGCACAAGGCGGCAGCCGTGGGCAAGACCTCGGCGCAGTTCAAGTTCTCGGCCTCGAACCCGTGGACCCCGGCCATGGGTGCTGATCCGATTTATCTGGATCGCCCGGTGCTGACGAGCGAGCCTAACTGGGTCGAGGACCTGACGCTCGACATCCAGCGTACGCTCGCGACCTTCGATACCAAGATCGGTCGCACCTACCAGAAGGATGTCGCGGGCCGGACGTTCGCGGGCCAGTCGCACCGTTGGTTCCTGCCCGGTCGAGAGAGGCTTGCCAAGTTCCGTGACCTGTTGTATCGCAATCGAGGACGCACGGGGTCCTTCTGGCTCCCGACGTTCAAGGCCGACTTCAAGCTCGTCACCTCGGTAACCGCCGGCTCTAGCCAGCTTGTAGTCGAGAACACCGGCCTGCTCTACACCGGAGGCGTCAAGCCCGGTCGTGAGCACATCGCCATCCGCCACGCGGGTGGGACGATCTTCCGGAAGATCACCAGCGTCACCGCCGGCACCACGAACGAGACGGAGCGGCTGGGACTAGATAGCCCCGTGGGTCTAGCCCTCTCGCCGGGGCAAGTCCGCAAGATCAGCTATATGGACACTGCGCGCTTCGATGTCGATGACTTCGAGATAGTCCACCACTCGGGGATCGACGGCCTGCACGAGTGCTCAGCGGTCTTCCGTGCGTTCAAGGCGACCCGGACCGCGCCGCTGCCGATCAGCTACCCGATTCCGATCTCGCCGAAGAACACCCGTCCGTGCGGTGATCCGCTCAGCGGGCTCGATCACTATCAGTTCATGGCGGTCAATAGTCCCTACGACGGGCAGCTTGGCGCGCACCCTCTCGGCTTCGTGATGGCGTGGCGCGGGATCGGGCTGGAAATCCCGTTGACCAAGTTCGTGTGCAACGATCCTCTGACGGGCCGGCGCTACGGCATCTTCGACTCTCCGGACGGCGAGTTCGAGGAACAGGAGGTCGGCGTGACGATCCAAGGACAGGGCACCGAGCAGTGCGATTTCAGCGGGAACCGCGTGTCGTTCTACCAACTGTACGTCATCGGCCCTACGTGGCCGGAGTACCGCTTGTGCCCGCCGATTCGTACCTCGGACCCGAACGTCGATGGTGGCGGAGTCAAGGGCACGGGCATCGTTCAGTCCTTGTTCGGGGCGTTCCCGGAGCGCATGGACTTCAAGTTCTTCCCCCATTATGACGACCCGAGGTACGTCGGATGACCTTCAACACTATCGAGATTTCCAGCGAGGGCGGTCGCCCGGTCGCGCTCTATGACTTCCGGTACGGCAACACGCGCTGGTACTACTGCACGGCGGACGAGGACCAGATCGTAGGCAAGGACGAGGCTGGCAACCCTATCACGTGGAAGGCGCACACGATCAGCGATGGCGGCGTGACGCAGGGCGGTTCGGACCAGAACGACTTGCGCATTCTCGTGCAGGAAGACAATCCGATCGCGCAGTTGTTCCGCAACACGCAGCTATCCGGCAAGTGCTGGCTGACGGTGCGCCGCTGGCACCTCGGCGACCCGGAAGGCGAGACCCCGCTTATCTGGATGGGGACGGTGATCGGCGCGCCGGAGCAGGACGACGCGACCAAGCAACTCGTCTGCCGCGCGCTGGGCGGCTCCTATGATCGGCAAGGCTTGCGGCTGGCGTGGAGCCGGATGTGCCCCCACGTGCTCTACGGAATCGGCTGCAACGTGAACAACAGCAACCGCAAGGAGGATCACGCCTACCCCCGTGTCATCGAGACGCTGGACGGCATTCGCTTCTCCTGCACCGGCCACGAGGAGCCCGACGAAGGCACGTTCAGCGGTGGCTTTCTGGAGTTCGCTCGGGAGGACGGCAGCCTTGATCGTCGGGCGATCGAGAAGCAAGACGGAAATGATTTCGTGGTGCTCGGATCGACCTATGGACTTTCGGTCGGAAAGGCAGTAACCCTCTACCCCGGTTGCCCTCGCAACACTACGACGTGCAAGGCTTTCGATAATCTGCCCAACTACGGCGGGTTCCCGCATCTGCCCGGCACCTCGCCGTTCGATGGGTCGCCCGTGTTCTAGTCGGGAGGTCGTAATGCCGCTGTTCATTGTTGCAATCGGCCTGATGGTCGTCTCGGCGGTACTGCAGGCTCTCCTTGTCAAGCCGCAGACCATGAAGGCCACCGCGCTGGAGGACTTCGACTTCCCTCAGGCGAAGGAAGGCACCCCGCAGGCCGTGTACTTCGGCGACTGCTGGACAGACGGCTGGATGGTCCTGTACTACGGCAACTACCGCACGAAGAAGATCAAGCAGGGCGGGAAGGGCAAGTAATGACCGAACCGGTAGTCTACATGCGGCACGTCCGCGAGGCGAAGCTCTGCAGGAAGGACAGCCGCAAGTGGTACGAGCGGCAGGGCTGGGTGTGGTCCGACTTCCTCGCTAACGGCATCCCGGCGGAGAAGCTGATCGCCACGGGCGACCCCATCGTCATGGCTGCCGTGGAAGCCGCACGTCGGGAGGCTGCCCGTGGGAGCGCCTAAGCAAACGATCGGCTACCGCTACTACTTCTCGATTCACATGGGGATCGGTCGGCGGGTCAATGAGATCGCCGCCATCCGCGTGAACGACATCCCGGCGCTCGACAGCCCGGTGGACATCACGACCGGTGGCCGGTTGGTCCGGATCAATAAGCCCAAGCTCTTCGGCGGCGACAAGAAGGAGGGCGGAATCGACGGGCTGATGTACGTCTATTCCGGGCACGAGACCCAGACCCTCCAGCCGAAACTGACTTCCGGCGGGCTGACTCTGCCGTCGATCTCTGAGACGCTGGGCGGCGACGTGCCGAACTTCCGGGGCGTCACTACAATCTGGTACGACGGTCTCGTGTGTTCGATGAACCCGTATCCGAAGGAATGGGCCTTCCGGGTGCGCCGCCATAACGCCGGCTGGTATCAGGACAAACCTTGGTACTCGGTGATGGCCCGCATCGTCATGCAGGGGACCGAGGGCGAGGTGCATGCCATGAACGGCGCGCACATCCTCTACGAGGTCAACACGAACCCCGAGTGGGGCCGTGGCATGCCGCCCGAGCTTATCGACGAAGAGAGCTACGTCACCGCCGCGAACAAGCTGTGCGCCGAAGGATTCGGCTTGTGCATCCCGTGGTTCCGGCAGGAGAACATCAAAGAGTTCATCCCGGTCGTTATCAATCACATCGGGGCCGCGCAGTACGTGGACCGGGAAACCGGCAAGATGACGATCCGGTTGATCCGGGGCGACTACGACGTGAACGACCTGCCGCTGTTCACGCCGGACACCGGCCTGCTCGACATCATCGACGAAGACAACTCGGCGGAAGAGACCGCGTATAACGAGATCGTCTGCACCGGCTTTGACCCCACCACGAAGGAGGAAATTCAAGTCCGGGTGCAGAACCTTGCGTCTATCCAAGCGCAGGGCGAAATCATTTCCAACACCACCGAGTACAAGGGTATCCCCACGCGCGACCTGCTCGCCCGCGTGGCGCAGCGGGACATGCGTATCCAGTTGCCCTTGCGCCGGATGACCGTGGTACTGGATCGTCGCGGCTGGCGTATCGCGCCGGGCATGCCGTTCCGAATCTCCCACCCCGGCAAGGGCATCGTCAACCTCGTGCTGCGCGCGGGCGAGTGCGTGGATGGCCCGCTCACAAGCGGCAGTATCAACATCAAGGCGGTCGAGGACGTGTTCGGCATGCCCGAGACGGCCTATGTGGTGCCGCAAGAACCGAGGTGGACCCGCCCCGACTTTACACCTCTGCCTTCGCCCGAGAAGCGGCTGTACGAGATGAACTGGCGCGACATCTATCGCCTCACGTCGCCCGCCGATCGGGACGCCATCGTAGACGGCAACAGCTACGTCGCGGTCATGGCGCGCCCGCCCGAGGGTATCGTGTCAGATGGGTACGAAGTGCTCACGCGTCCCGAGGGCACTGTGTATGACGAAGAGACTGAGGTGTCGGTCGGCTGGACCGGGTGGCTCCGGCTTGAGACGCCGATGCTCCCGCTCGACACCACGCTGACGTTCGAGGAACAAGGGCTCGCCGCGTTCCTGACCGAGTACAAGGAAGGCATGGTCGTCCTGATCGACGATGAGCAGATGCAATTCGTCGCGTTCGACGAGATCAGCCGGCTGGCGACCGTCAAGCGCGCCGTGGCCGATACCATCCCGGCAAGCCACAACGCGGGTGCGTCCATCTGGCTAGTGGATGACGAACTGGGCACCGATGGCACCGACTATCAGGACGGCGAAACGGTGTACGCCCTCGCCCTGACTCGGACCTCGACCGCCGTTGAAGCCCCGGACGAGAATAACGAGATGTCGATCGTTGTGGATCAGCGCGTCGTTCGTCCGTACCCGCCGGGCAACGTCAAGGTCGGCGGCGTCAGCGTCTATACGTCTGGCTTGGTCAACCCTCAGCCGGCGATCTCATGGGCACATCGCGACCGCGTGCTGCAGGGTGACACTGTTATCGGCCACGTGGAAGGCAGCGTGGGCCCGGAGCCGGGCGTCACCTACAACATCCGCGTGTACTCGGCAGACGGGCTCACGCTGCTGCGCTCGGTCAACGTGGGGGCCGTCGATACGTGGACCTACGATGCCACGATGCAGGCGGCAGATGGCGGCCCGACTTCCGTATGGTTCGAGCTTGAATCTGTGCGCGGCGAAATCATTTCCTTCTTCCACTATCGGTTCGCTGTCACGATCGTCGGCGGCTGGGGTTACGGCTGGGGGACCAACTGGGGCAAGCCGTCGCCGCAGCCCGAGGGCTTCGCCTTGGACCCGGATAGCGTCTCGACGTATCGGGGTTCCTACGGCACGAACGAGGATGGCGTGTACGCCTTGCAGGGCTACTACGACCTGCTCGGCGTCACGGTAGACGGGGGTACGGTCACGACTTCGAGCAACATGGTGCTGCCCGAGACGCTGCCGTGGAATCATGTGAGCCAAGCGCCGTTCGTTATCCTGACTTCATTGGAACCGGTTCCCACCACGGCGTCCTTGTCGTTCACGAACACGACCGGCGAGAGCCCATTCAACGGTATCGCTTTCTTCTACTACGTCGCGCCCGAGGACATGCCGGCGTTCCTCGCCGACATCGAAGACCGGGTGCTCAATAACGGCGAGACAATCAACTCGGATCAGACTATATACCCGCTACCGTTCGACGGCGTTACTCTGTACGAACCGCCTATTCCACCGCCGACAGTTGAGGGTAAGTTGCTTGTCGTGATGTACTATATCGCTTCCGGTAATGTCACTTGCACGCTAAGCATCACGCAGTAGGAGACTAGAAATGCCCGCCACGACCTACCCCAACCTCGGCTTGAAGGCAGGCTACCTTCCGAACGAGGACGGCTGGGGCGACGACATGACCGCCAACATCCGCAAGCTCTCGGTGCTTGCGCAGGCGACCGTCATCGCGCGCGTGGCCGCCTACCCCGATGCCCCGACGAACGGGGACGTGTATGTCAACACGGTGACTCAAAAGATCGGCGTGCGGGAAAGCAACGCGTGGATCGAGTACACGCCTCTCGAAGGCTGGCTGGTGTACGATCGCGACACTGATGTCTACGTGCGATTCGACGGGGCAACGTGGGTCGAACTGGAAACCGGTGGCAGCGATGGCGTTCCCGAAGCGCCGGCAGACGGCAAGACGTACGGGCGCAAGGACCTCGGCTGGGAGGAAATCGAAACCACGGCAGGCGGGAACTCTGAGCCGTACGGTAAGCACACCTACTGGGCCTTC